GAATTAGTAATAGCACTAAAAGTAGATGTATTACCAAATAATATTATATCTCCTGCAGAAAAATTATGTGATCCACTAAAAGTAATTGTTACAGCTGGGTCATTGTTAATCGTGCTAAATGCACTAGTGATAGCTGTACCTGATGGATTTGTTAAAGGGTGTATATCATAGAACACTCCTCCAGAGTATATATATAAAATTCTATTAGTTCCTATAGCTGCATATTTAATAGATGCTTTGTTTACAAAATGATGCAATCCTCTTGCAACTCCCGTAAGTTTTGATTCTCCTAATTGATTCCAACCACCTATTTTTTCAGGTGTACCATATCTAAAACGTACATTCTCACCGCCTGTCCATTGAGACTCGGCACCTGTTGATGTAACTTGTTTATTGAATCCTGGTAAAAAACCTAGTTTTTGTAACATATAAAATCCTGTTTATTAGGTGTTATATCAGATTGTAGGTGATTTCAATAGGTTTTAAGCAGAGGGAATCTGTGGTGGATCATCCCCCTGCAAGCCTAATGTATAGACTATTTTTTAGATTTTGTCAATTTAGTTCCTTTAAACCAAGCAGGTGCACCTAGTAAAGGTCTTTTGTCTAAGTAGTTTTCTTTAGCTGTTTTAGAATTAGCTTTGTTATAATGTAAGAATACTTGACCACAGTTCTTACCTTTAAATTCTTCTCTCCAATGTTCTAGTTCACAACCGGAATAGATTAGCATGTCTCCTGGTTCTAGTTGTACTTTAATACCAGCTTGACCTGTTTTAGTTGTTGGATCAAGATATATTGGCCATGGATCACCACCTAAATTTAAAGTAGTAGATATCTCACATGAGTATCTATCCTTATGTCTAGCTAGTATATCTCCTTCTTTATAAATTCTTGCATATGAATAAGTCTCTGATAGTTTTAATTTCGTATGTTTCTCCATTACAGGTTTTACTTCTTGTAATAAAGTCTCCATTGCAATATCCCCGTAATGTGAATAAGTATTTGGTACTTGATCATCATTCCATATACCAAAGTATTCTGTAAAGGGTGAAATGTATTTGTTATCAAATAAAAATCTTGCAACATTTCTTTTATTTAAAAAATATTTATAAACAAACTCTGCTAGCTCAGGTGATATAGCTTTTTTTAATACTGTATATTTATTATTTTTGAACGACATTTAATACTCCTTTTGGTATTGCTTGGCAGTTCCAATGTATAAATCTAAATGGATTATATCCCATATCTACAATGTACTGATGGGGCATATACGATGGAAAAAACATTATTCTACCTGGTTTAACTTGATAATTAATTTGTGAACTTGCATGAGTTACTTTCTTTTTATCTTTTTCTGGTAAAAGATTCATCATATTACCAGGTCTTGGATCTTCAAACATAGGCATAGATGTAGACTCATCTGCTTTTAAAAAATAAAAACCAGATATATGACCATTCCAATGTGTATGTAGGGTGTGGTGTCCACCACCTTTTTTAGCAAATTCTTGTACCCACATTTCTGTAGTAAATACTTGATAGTTTGTTAAATCAAAACCCATTTCACCTAATAAGTTATGTGCTGTTGCACCTATATAATTTTGTAATTCTGCAAAGTTAGGATCACCGATTAATGATGTTGAATGGAATACATGACCCATATCTCCTTTATTGCCAAACTTTTTATTACGCTCATCAATAGCTGGTTTTAGTGTTTTTTTAGATACTTCAATATAAGGATCAGATGCTCTATTTAAATCATCTACAAACTTAGGTTGATCTGCAAACCATACAGGACATTTAAAAAATTCTTCTAATTGTAATTTTTGAGGATATCCATCTGCACTACCACATGACATCTCTTCTAATTTTTTTCTTGTTTTTTGTTTTCTAGCTTTTTTCTTTTTCATATTTATCCTTTATTTATATGGCCATCCTAAATTCCAAATAACCAAACTGTTTCTTTCTCCACTTTTAACTGGACATACTCTATGCCACACAAAACCAGGAAATACAACTAAAGATCCTTTAGGTAATACCTCAGTGCACTTACGTATATTAGGTTTTTTATCAGGGTCTAAGTTTCTAAAATCAAATTCTAGTTCTCCACCCTTATAATCTTTTGGATCAGATAAACTAACTGTTACAGATAATTTTCTAATCTTACCATGTGAAGGATCTCCTTGTTGTCTTTGATAAGGTTGATCCCAACCATCACAATGCCAATCATAAAATTGGCCTTTTTTATATTTTGTAAACTGACAAGACTCAGAATAATCCCATTGAAAATTCCAACCAGCTGATGCATTAGCTTGATGAACATAGGGTTGTATTTCTTTATAAATCCATCTGTCATTCATCCATACAATGTCAGAGTTTCTTTTCTTTTTTAAATCTTTTGTTTGTTTTTTATTTAATTTTTTACCATTACCAAAACCACCAGTGACTGCCATTTGATCTTGCAGTTGATGACCGTATTTTACAATGTCATCACAGATACGTTCTGGAACGGCTGATTGGAAATACCAAAAATAATTAGTTAGGTTCATATATCTTTATAAAATATTTATAACTTAGTTATATATTAAAGTAAAGAGTAATAAAAAGAATTGATCTAGATCAATTAAGAAATTGCCAATGTTCCTGTAACTGTAAACTTTATAACTGAAGTACAACCTGGTGCAGGAGTAACTGTATTTGTACCAGGGGCCGCGGTATATGTTCTTGCATTTGGTCCTCTGATTATGACTATACCTGGACCACCACTACCAGCACTAGCACTTTCACCTCCAGCTCCACCACCTCCAGTGTTATCAGTTCCTGGATTTGCATTAGCATTTCCACCACCACCTGTTCCACCAGAACTTGGCATAGCTGATCCTGATGCACCACCAGCTCCACCACCAGCATATGCTACACAAGATCCCGTTATATTATTTGTAAGTCCTGCACCACCTCCTGGACTTCCTGCTGAAGGACTTGCGTTTCCTCCAGATGCACCCGCACCACCTCCACCACCGCCTGAATACGGTCCTGAAAAAATATTTGATCCACCTGAATTACCTTGAGATATAGGTGATCTTGGAGGAGTATTTCCAGCAGCTCCTGAAATAGCACTACAAGAACCTGTACCAGCTCCACCACCAGAACCACCAGAAGCACCAGCACCTGTTGGTCCTGCTCCAGCTCCACCACCTCCACCGCCATCAGCGGTTATTGTTGTTGAATTTTCACTTCCACCTGGATTAAATATTGAATCACTACCTGAATTACCTTGAGTACAAACACCAACTGCTGCACCTCCACCTCCTACTGTTACAGTATATATAGTTCCTGCATCTACTTGTGAAAAACTTAAAGCAGAGTTTCTAGTTGGAGAAGGACCATATCCAGATGCTCTATATCCTCCAGCTCCACCTCCACCTGAACGTCCCGATCCACCTCCTGATCCACCACCAGCTACTACTAAATAATCTAAATCATATGATATAGCTACTGTTCCATCAGGCCATGTTCCTTGATTCCTTGCACTAAATTGACTTTGCATTGACCACACACCACTTGCTTTGTTTAATTCTTTTACGACCACTATTCCTGATCCGCCTGCTTGTGAAGGATTTCCTCCTTGTGGAGCATTACCTGCTCCTCCACCACCACCAGTATTAGTTGTTCCTGCTGTTGCACTTAAAGAAGGTGCATTTTGACTTCCACTTCCTCCACCACCTGCTCCTCCAACACCTCTTGAACCATCTCCATTAGCAGCTCCACCGCCACCTCCAGCGAAAACTGAACATGTTGGACCAATATTTCCATAGGTCGGACTTACATCTGTTCCTGCTCCTCCTGCTCCAACTTGTTTTCCAGGAATTGGTGCTGTTATTCCAGCAGTACTATGCCCTCCTCCACTTCCTCCACCAGTATAAGTGGTACAATTTGAAATTCCATTTGCCCCCGCATTTCCTTGTGGGGGATCTACAGGAGGGGTATTACCTGCTCCACCTGTACCACAACTACCACAACCTCCACCACCTCCACCAGAACCACCTGCTAAACCTGTTCTACAACCAGTTATGTAACCTCCACCGCCACCACCAGCTGAAGTGTGGGTTCCACAACTTGCAACAAAACTTGAATCAACTCCTGAAGTACCTCTCCCTGAACCTGGTCCAGCTGCTCCAGCTCCACCTACTGTCGCTGTATAGGGAGAATTACCACTAACTGGTAATTCTATATCTCTTAATCCACCTGCTCCACCTCCACCAAATCTTCCTGCTCCACCTCCACCACCTGCAACAATTAAAGCTTTAACAACTCTAGTCCCTGGTTGTGTG